CCCCTGCTCTTGGTCCTTTAGGTCCTGCACCTTTAGGTGGTGTTGGAGTTCTGCCAGGTAAAGCATTCCCCAATCCACGCATGACTGCCTGAAATGGTTTAATAATCAATCCACCAACTAAAAATTTCCCAATCTTTGCAACAAGTCCAGTGATAGTACCAATAACTTTAACTATACCAACATTGATAATAGTAAATACACCACCTGCAATTAGTAGAGTTTTAATTACAGAATCTTTAATCTCATTTAGTTTCTTTTTATCACCATCTTGAAGTGCCTTTAAGACATTAATTCCTTGAGTAGTTAACCATCCACCAAGAAGTGTCCATACAAAACTCATCAGATTGTTGAAACCAAATGATACCTTATCACCAATACGCTTTACTGGTTCTGATAAGGCACTTTGAATTTTAGTTTCTAATAAATTTTCTTGACCTCCTCTTGCCCCAGATTCTGCTAATCTCTTTTGTTTTTCTTGTTCATAGAGATCCTTCTGTTTATCTAATGCACTTTCACTTGCAGTGATTGTTGCAACTGACTGTAACGTATCACTAATCCCATTCAATTGAAGTCTAACACTATCTACTTGTGCCTGAAAACTTCCAATTTGAGTTAAATTGTTAAGAATCTGTGCATTAGTTTGTGATAATTCATTAACCTGTTTCTGCAGTGATGCTACTGCAGAAGTATTTGAGTTTATTGCAGATTCCGTTTGTGCATCGACTTTATTTCCGCCACCAAAAATACTTCCCGATACGGTACTTTGATTAATGCCTGCAAGAGAATTGGAAAGTGGCGATGCTATAACAGCCATTAGGATTGTTGATTCTTGAGATTTTCTTCTTCAATATATTGTTGTAAAAGTGTGATATAAATTTCCTTTTCCCAAGGAATCATATTTTCAAGCTCTGTTAATGAATATTTATGGTGTTGCATCAAAGAAAAATTAGTTCGAAAGTATGACGCAAGATCATTGTGCGCCATACTTACACGAAAAAAGATGGAAGTCCCTCCAATACAACTTCACTTTCAACACCAGTATTTGGATTTTTAATTTGAATCAGATGAGAAAGTTTTGGCATTGTTTCAAAAAACTTCTCAATTTCCTTAAATTGCTTGGAACTTAATTGCTCAACAAATTCGGAAAGTTCTTTCTTAGAGCATTCACTTCCAACCCATGACTCCTCTTCAGAATATACCTGATCAATACAAGCACAAATCAAATCAAATGATTCATTAACACCAATTCCTTCTCCACTATTGAAATTGTTCTTAATAAATTCTGCCATAGAAGGATATTTCATTCTCATCGTCAAAGTATCATCCAACTTAATGTCTCTCGAATGACCTTCCTGATCTTGTACTAGAATTTCATCCAGATTGATGCTGACAGGAACTTTTGTTACACCATCATCCGGACAAGTGATCAGTACATCAACAGTCTCACCAACCGACTTACCACGAATATTCAGGAACAAATATTCAATGTCAAATGTGGCAAGATCATCAATCTTAATTCCTTTGCTTAAGATGCAGTTAGAAATTACTGTCTTAACTGCATTTGCAATTTGCTTACTATCCTCACTCTCCATTGCAATGATGAGGATCTTTTCTTCTTTAACTAAAAATGGACGATATCTAATTGCTTTCTTTAATGATGGAATTTCCAACTCATAAATTGGAGTCGCAATCTTTGGTAAAGGCATAATAACCTATAGAATTCAGGTGCTTTTATTTATGTTATAGTAAACCATCCACTAACGTTTTTAGATGTTGATGAATTGGAACGATTAGATGAACTTCTACCAGCATTAACAGTATTGATATCATTGACATTATTAATAGGTCCACCAATTCCTCTAGGTCTTGGATCATCCAGTCTTCCTGTACCTTGATTGAGATTTCTCCACATTAATTCATCTCTTCCAGTTGCAAGTCTATTATTATTAAATGCTTCTGAATAATTTGATGCAGTCACATTCTGAGATTGTTTATTATTATCTCTCAGGTAACTTATATCCAAACTTCTTATAGAACCACAAACATATCTTTCATAACTAAATGATGCGGTTACGGTCAATACTTGAGAATCATTGTATGCTATGGTTGGAGAATACATTGATGTTGGAAATAATCCGACAAAATTATATTCAATCTCATTATTATAATCACGGTCAAACTTCAAAATTTTAGTTGCATCTGTCTTATAATCCGCAGGATACTTCATCCTGAAAAAATATCCCTTATCGATAGAAATTGATCTAGATCCGCTAGCAATAAATTCTATCCAATGTTCTAAAAATTTAATCATCTTATATTCTTTATCAACATAGAATGTCAAATCAATTGGAGTAAATATTCTGGTATGAGCCATTTTCTCAGTGACTCCAGTAACATCACCAACAATATCAGCAGTTCCAAGAGAACTACCTGGCAATGATGCAGAAGAGCACAACAATCCAGCATCCTCCGCAACAAATCTCCAATCAACACCCCTCAAAGATAAATGACTTTGAAGAAGTCTTGGCAATCCACCGAAGGATACTTGGTAATGACTGGTTTGTGCCAGACTACCAAAAAGTGGTTTAATTTCTGATATTCTGCGGGGACGTGCTATGGACACTCTAAATACTGTTAAGGTCTTATATACTGTATGTATGTCATATAAGGGAAAATATCAACCAACTAATCCCCAGAAGTACCGAGGAGATCATAGTAACATTATTTATAGGTCTTTGTGGGAACGTAAGTTCATGAAATATTGCGATCTTAATGAAAATATTCTCGAATGGGGAAGTGAAGAAATTGCATTACCATATAGATCTCCCATTGATAATAAGATTCATAGGTATTATCCAGACTTTTATATCAAAGTAAGAGAAAGCAGTGGTGAAATTAAAAAATGTATCATAGAAATTAAACCCAAAAAACAAATAGTAGAACCAATTCCACAAAAGAGAAAAACGAAAGGATATATTTACGAAGTAGTTGAGTATGCAAAGAATCAGGCGAAATGGAAGGTGGCAGAAGAATGGTGTGCGGATAGGGGATATGAGTTTAAAATTCTCACAGAAGATCACTTAGGTATTAAGTAATGGCACTCACCGGATACGAAAAATCACTGGAACAATACAGTAAGAATGAATTAGTTGAGATTGCTAAGGAATATACCATATATTATCGGACAGATTCTGGACAAGGATCTACTGGAAATTATGACAAATTAACAAAAGAAAAATTAATCTCAATCATAAAATCTGATAGAGATTATCAAAACTCTGCTCCGCCAACTAAAAAATTAAGCAGAGTTGAAATGATGATGCAAAGAATTTCAATAGGAGTTGATACTCAAGATGAAATTATGGCAGTTATTCGGGAAGTTTTTGATGATACTGAAAAATATCCAAAACCAGGAAATATATACACATTTGTTTATACTGCAAAAACACCAGGAATTCGATATGATCAACATCCCTTGGTGATAGTTGAAGCAGAAGGTTTTAGTTTATCTGGATTCAAAGGATATAATGCTCATTGGCCCGATCATAGAAATTATGTTTGGGAAGGAGTTGGAAGTTCATTTCATAGAGTTCAAAGAGGTGAAGAATTTGATTATCTTCATGACGTACCATACATGAAAATATTACAAACATAGTCTAAATAGTTAGAAAATCTAAATGGCGGAAACTCTCAGATATCCACTAAAAAAAATAAATGCCTCGGATGATTATCTGCAGATTCTTGTCGTCAAGTATGCACCTCCAGGTGTAAGTACAAATCCATCAAATCTTATTCAAAGAACTTCTACTGAGGCATTAGGTCCAAGTTTGAATTTGAAGAATTCATTGTATCAGATTCTTCTTCCCATGCCACAAGGAATTAGTGATAGTAATATGGTTGATTGGGGTGATGATAGTTTAAATCCATTAGCGGCCGCAGGACTTGGTGCATCGAAAGAAATTATAGAAGGTAATGCTCAAAAAGTAATCAATAATCTTCCATCGGTACTAAAAAATACGGCTACCAGCGGGAACGGTCAAGATTTAGTTACTAATTATTTTGCAGCAAAGGCAGTCAATTCCCTTAATGCGAATGTAAGTGCGGAAGGTCTTCTTTCCAGATCAGAAGGTAAAGTTCTTAATCCAAATATGGAACTCCTGTTCAAAGGAGTTCAATTGAGATCATTCAATTTTACATTTAATATGGCACCAAGAGACAATATAGAAGCAGGATCTGTTAAGAATATTATAAGAGCATTTAAAAAATCAATGGCCGCCAGAACCTCAAGTGGTGCTGGTGCTGGATTGTTTATTGATTCTCCAAACATATTTCAACTCGAATATAGAAGTGGTAATGGAAAACATCCATTCTTAAATTCATTCAAACCATGTGCATTGACAAATATGGCAGTTGATTATACTGCATCTGGTGCTTATGCAACTTATGAAGATGCAACACCTGTTCATATGAAACTTACACTATCATTTCAAGAATTGAATCCAGTTTACTTTAGTGATTATGACGATTTAAATGATATTGGAGTAGGATACTAATGGGATACTTTAGAGAACTACCAGACTTAGAATATCAGTCACCTTTTGTAGACAGAAATTCTTCTGATGCATATGTTCGTGCTAAGAATTTATTTCGTAGAATCAAACTTCGTGATGATTTACAAAATGTTTTTACACTCTTTAACAAGTACCAAATTCCTGATGGTGCTCGTCCAGATACTGTTGCAGAAGAATTTTATGGTAGAGCAGATTTAGATTGGGTCGTGATTCTAACTGCAGGAATTGTAAATGTAAGAAATGAATGGCCTTTATCTGACAGGAATGTTTATGACTATGCCGAAGACATTTATGGAGAAAACTTAAACTCAATTCACCATTATGAGACAAAAGAAGTTAAAGATTCACAAGGTCGTTTGATTCTTCCTGCTGGTAATGTTGTTGATTCTAATTTTACAATTCCAAATCCTAATGATTATAGAGCAACATTAAATCCTGTTGTTGGCATCAGTAATTATGAATATGAAGTTCTTAAAAATAATAAGAAGAGATCAATTTATATTTTAAAGAAAGGTTATCTTCAACAATATCTAAACGATATGAGAAGAATTATGTATTATGATAAGTCTTCACAGTATGTCGATAAGACTTTAATTCGCACAGAGAATACTAGAGTCACAATGCCATAAAAAAGGGGAGGTTTCCCTCCCCAATCTTATCACTCGGCAAGTTTTGCAAAGTAACTCAGAGTATCATCATCCTCATCCTCATCGACTGAAGAAGACTTAGAAGAACTCAGATTTCTAAGTTCGGTGCGAAGATCTTCGTCAAGTTCACGAACAGGACCACGGGAAGTTGATTCCTCATCGGCAACCTCAGGGTCTTGGCGACGAGCAGTCTTGTTACCAAGTACATAATCAAGACGCTTCTTCAGTTCATCATAAGACTTGAACTGATCAGGTGCAAC